CAAACAGCAATCGAGCAACAAGTTAAGACTGTGATGGAAAATTACTTTGACGAGAACTTAGGTGATTTCGATCAGTCGTTCCGCCGTTCCAACATGTTAACTGATATCGACAACATTGACCCATCAGTTCTTTCGTCTCGTGCAGAAGTTAAAATGCAAAGTCGATTTGTGCCTGACTCAGGCGTAACAGACTATGCGATTTATTATCCAGCTGCGATTGCTTCACCAGACGACAAGGACTATATTATACGCAGCGAAAGATTTTCTATCAACGGCAAAACATCGTTTTTAAGAAACCGTCTAAACAGCAATGTGATTGAAATCATAGACAACACATCTGGATTGGTGTCTGTCAACAACGCTGGTTATTACGATGCGTTGAACGGAGTGCTCTATCTTAATGCGTTTGCTGGTTCAATTTTATCGGGGAGTTATATTAAGATAACCGCGTTACCTTCTAATCAGTCGGTAATTAACCCGTTACGAAACAACATCCTGAACTTCGATCCCAATGCTTCGTTTGCATTTGCTGTTTTAACAGATACAGTATAAATACATAAATTAAAAAAGAGATTTGAATAAATGTCCTCAGTAGTTACGAATGATTTCAGAAGATCGTCCCTTGAACTTCTTAAGAATGATATAGAAACCGGTGCTTCTAATTATTACATCGGTCTTGCTAGATCAGACGATTCTGCGCCTAGCATCGTTGAAGCCAACTCTCTTTTCTCACAAAATCAGGTGAGACAGACATTACAGGGAATTAAGAAACTGGTTAATGTTTCCTTTGTGATACCAACAGTTGAGTGGCGACAGGGCGAAATTTACAACGCTTACAGCGATAAGGACTACGATCAAGAAAGATTCTACGTCGTAAATTCATTTAACGAAGTTTTCGTTTGTGTAGAACAACCGGTGAATGAGTTTGGTGAGGTTCAGATAACGGGTATCGAAGAACCTACTGCTGCTCTTGCAGGGAATACTGGCATCACGTTTGAAACCAGTGATGGATATCGTTGGCGTTACATGTACAAGATCAGTAATCTGGCCTACGCTCAATACCATTCTCGCTCGTTCATTCCTGTCAAGTCCATGACAGACGTTTCTATTATACCAGAGGAAGATGAACAGTACACTTTGCAACTCAGTGCTGTTGATGGAGAAATTATAGGAATAGAGTTCGATAGTGGTGGCGCTGGTCAATTTTCAACGACACCTACTATTACTATTTCAGGTAACGGTACTGACGCCTCATTCTCTGTTATCACAGGCGATAGTGATCAAATCGTTGCTATCAAGGTTGACTCGGATGGTACTGGCCAGTTGATGCATGGATCTGGATACGACTATGCAACAGCCACCTTATCATCAGGTAACGTTAACATTAGACCGATATTGGCTCCTAACGGTGGTCTAAATGCGGACCCAGTCAAGTCTCTCAAAGCAAAGGCTTTAATTGCTCAGGTAGATATACAGGGCGACGAAAACGGGGCATTAATATCACAAAACGATTTTTCTCAGGTAGTGATAATTAAGAACCCCAAAGTTTACGGATCTGATTCAGACTTCATCCTTGGTGTGGGAAATGCTCTTAAGTCGTTTGATGGTGTTTCTGCTGGCGGTTTACCCCTACTTGATGACCGTGACGAAATCATATACGGCGATACTTCTGGGGCACGTGCCAAGTTATTTTATCAAGATGACGTCAACGGTAAGTTCTATTTCTTCCAAGACGACGAAACGGGTTATGATGAATTCACAGTCGGTGAATCTGTTATTGGAGAAATCAGTCAGAACTTTTTCACGACTTCTGCAATTAATGATCCTGACGTTGATCCGTTTTCGGGTGAAATATTGTATATAAATAATCTTGAAAATCGAATTGACCGAAGTTTAACTCAGTCCGAAGACATACGCATAGTTATTCAATTAGGATAAAAAATGACGACACAATATACCTCAAATACGTTATCTGGTTCTTACAACGACGATTACGATCCCAACGATCATTACCACCAGATATTGTTTAACAGTGGGAGAGCACTTCAAGCGCGTGAACTGACTCAACTGCAATCGATGATCTATGCTGAATTGGGTCGTCTTGGTAAGAACATATTCAAAGAAGGCGCTGTCGTAACTCCAGGTGGTTTCGCTGTTGACAGTTTCATTGATTATGTTACTATCATCTCAGTAAACTCAGGTGGTCAGTTCGAAGACATTCCTGTTGGTACTGTGTTCGAACATTTACCAACTGGTGTTCGTGCAAAAGTTATTGACGTTAAACCATATGATGGCGATCAGTTCATCTACAACACACTGTACGTTCAATACATCGATGGCGGTAACAATGTAATTGGTTCAAGCCCTGTTACATTCGACGATGCGCAAGTGCTCGAAGGTGGTGGTTATAATATAACCACATATAACACTAACTCTGTTGGTAAAGGCGTTCGTTTTACAGCCAATGCGGGCGACTACTTCGTATTGGGTAGATTTGTTAGCACTGAAAATCAAACGTTCTACGTTGATCCTTATGCGTCTCCTGCTTCGGGTACAGTTGGTTTCAAAGTGATTCAGGATGTTGTATCAGTAAACGATACGTCTGCCTTGTACGACCTTTCTGCAGGTATCGATAATCCAAACTTCTCGTCACCTGGTGCAGATCGATATCGTATTCGTTTGGTATTAACTACCGAAGATCGAGTTACGAGCGACGACACTTTCGTATTCCTTGCTCGAATCGAAAATTCTAAAATTGTCGAAGAGATCAAACCCTCCGAAGCATATAATCAGATAGAAGAACTTCTTGCATTACGCACCAAAGAAGAATCTGGTAACTACATCGTAAATCCATTCACAATTCACTTCGAAGACGATGTGTCAACAGAAGAGTTGGATCTTGTCGTATCTTCTGGTGTTGCATACATTAATGGGCATCGTGTAGAAAGCCCATCGCCAGTTAAGTTACGTTTGCCACGCCCACAAGAAGTAGAAACGATTCAGAACGATGTTGTTCCTGTTGTGTATGGTAACTACTTCGTTGCAAGTACAAACCGTGGTCTTCCTGATCTTGATTGTTCACAAGTAAATCTGTATGATACTGTTGGTGGTACAGGAACTACGCTTGGTACTGCTCGTATTCGTGCAGTGACACCTGATGGTGCTAATCTACGTGTTCATGTTTTCGACATTGTAATGGGTTCAGGCAACTCAATCAAGAATGTTAAAAGTATCGGTACTGGAACAAGTGATTACTTTGATCTAGTATTACAAGGGACCGATGCGGTTCTTTACGATACGACAAACAATGACCTGTTGTTCCCGACCGCAAGACCACGAGCAGAATCTCTTTCTGATATCGTCCTTGTCAAGCAAATGCATTATTCAGAAACAGCAAGTGGAACTACTGTTACGTTACCTCAGTTGCCTACTGGTCAATCATACGTCGACACTTCACTTTGGGTTGCAAGTACAAGCGCAAATGCATTTGAGTCTGGGTTGACTGTTAATATAACAAACGGTGGGCGAGATGCCGACATGACGGTTGCGCAATCAGATGCGGCATATGAGATTCTTGCATACGTTCAGAAAACGGCTACAATCAAATCTAAGACAATCACAACTTCAACTGCAACATTAACTTCTACAACTGTTAATGGTGTTACTTACTTTGATCTTGGTGTTCCAGATATCGTTGAAGTAGAAGAGATCAAGCAGACAAACAGTTCTGGCGTCGACTTGTCGAACATCTTCACATTAGATGACGGGCAACGTGATAACTACTATGCAGATGGTCGTATCATTCTGCAAGATGGTCAGACAGATCCTGGTACTGTATACGTCAAGTACAAACATTTTCTACGTGGTGGAAGCGGTGACTTCTATGCACCATCATCTTACAACGTAGCATACGGTGAGATTCCTGATCACACTCTGACAGACGGAACAGAAGTAAGTCTGCGTGACTTCTTAGACTTCCGACCAGACAAGAACGACGGTACATTCACAAATATATTTGGATTACCACGTTCAGGTACGAACATCACTGCGGATGTAAGTTACTATCTGCCTCGTGCTGACAAACTTTTGATCACTCAAGAGGGTGACATTCAGTTGTTGATGGGGCAACAGTCTTCGAATCCTCAGTTCAAGCCAACTCCAAACAACGCTTTGGAATTGTACAAGATTGTATTGAATGCTAACACAATCAATGAAGATGATGTGCAGATCACTCCGATCGAACACAAGCGTTATACGATGGCTGATATCGCAAAACTCGAAGCGAAACTCGATCAGTTAGAAGAATACACAACTCTTAGTCTGTTAGAACTCGAAGCGAAATTATCAGTTCTTCTTGATGCTGATGGTAATCCTCGTGTCGAGTGTGGTATACAGACAGACGACTTCTCAAATCATTCTGGAACTGATACGAACAACCCAGATCTAAGTTCATCTATCGATCCAGAGAGTCGCTTAGTTCGACCTAAAGTTCAAGAAGATAACATTCGTCTTGTTATTGATAACGTTTTGTCAAACAATATTCTCAAGAAAGGCGACAACGTTTATCTAAACTATTCTGAAGAAGAGTGGGCGAAACAGCAACTCGCTTCACGCTTTGTTAAGATCAATCCATTTGGTTTGGTCGACAATGTTGGTACTCTGAAACTGTCACCTTCTTCTGATGAATGGAAAGAATCGTATTACGAAGCGAACAAAGCAATTGCTGGTTCGAATAAAGTCGACAAAGTTCAAGCATATCTGTGGAACAACTGGATGTGGAACTGGATGGGTCGTACAGTTGAAGATGTACATTTCGACTACGATAAACTGACATCATCTAATCCAAGAATTCGCCAGCGTGAGTTCTTGCGTCTGCGCGAGAAATATGCATCAACATATTCTTCAGTACCGACTCGTACAGCAAACGGTCGATTCGTATCTCGTGTTGTGTCTTCTGATACATTACGTGAAACAATCGGCAATCGTATTGTCGACGTGGCATTGATTCCTTGGATTCGTTCACGTAAAGTATATTTCCACGCTAAAGGTCTGAAACCCAATACGAAGTTTACCCCTTTCTTCGATGGACAGAATGTGTCTGAATGGTGTCGTGAAGAAGCGTCATTCGTTCGTTGGTCAGATCGTACAGACGATATCGGTAACCAATATACTCAGTTGAAATATACTGCACACCCAGCTGGATCGACTGAACTGATTTCTGATGAGAATGGTGAAGTAATTGGTTCATTCTTTATTCCTAATCTACGCCCCTACTATTATGTTGAGCGCATTGGTAAAAAGAAGAAAAAGCGCCTGACTCGTTTACGTTTCCGTGCAGGTGTGCGTGAGTTCAAACTGTTAGATATCGACACTAATGACTGGGCAGCAGCTGACAGTAAAGCGTTTGCTTACTATACTGCTCGCGGTGCTTTGTGGGGTGCGTGGGGACCAATTCTATCAACGCGACATTGGCAATACACGGTTCCATTCGGTGGATTCGGTAATATTGGATTCCCTTCAGTATTCTCACCACAGCAACTCAAGTCAGTGCTTGATGAAGTTAGTGCAGGAAGTCTGGGTATTGTAGCGCCTCAGTTAGCAGGTCAATACGGTCCAAACACTACTCCATTAACCAACGCTCAGTTGACTACACTTGACGCTAACGGAGAGTTCTCTCAAGTATTGTCTGACTACATTAACGTGGATCAAAATCAATACTCAGCATCTGGTTCTGGTGTTGTATCATTACCTCAGAACCCTCTTGCTCAGACGTTCAAGGTTGACAATCAGTTTGGTGTCACATTGACCAAGATTGATTTGTTCTTTAGAGCAAAAGATACTGGCAATCTTCCTGTGTCGATTCACTTGCGCCCTGTTGTCAATGGTCGCCCATCGTCTACAGAGATTGTGCCTGATTCACACGTATTCTTGAATCCGTCTGATGTAGATGCAATCGGTACAGATCCACAATTGTCTGTGATTCAGTCTCGTCCAACTACGTTCGAGTTTGAAGAACCAATCTTCTTACAGCCTTGGACGGAGTATGCGATTGTTGTAACATCACAGTCGACTGAATACGAATTGTTCAGTGCAAGAACGACAGAGACTGTATACGGTTCTACTACACGAACTGTTACAACTCAACCTGCTCCTGGATCATTGTATCTGCCTCAGAACGGTGTGTTCTGGATCGAATCAAAAGATCAAGACATCATGTTTACTTTGACTCGTGCTAAGTTCGATATTGGTGCGGGTAGTTTGATTCTTAAGAATGCTCCGTTGTCTGCAATGTTGCTCGAAGAGAATCCAATCTACACAACTTCTGGATCAAGCGAGATCTATGTGCGTCATCCTAATCATGGTTTGATTGTTGGTGATGTTGCATTGGTTGACAGTGCAGAAGATGTAGGTGGTATCTCAGCGGCTACGTTGAATGGTGAACAAGCAGTTGTCGCATTCGACGCAAACGGATATAAGATAGACGTTGGTTCAAATGCAACTGCAACTGCTGTCGGTGGTGGCGACGATGTATTGTCTCGTCGCAATGCGGTATTCAGTGTTGCTAACCCATACCTCGAATCAATCATACCAAACTACACTTCAATTGATGTGTCTGCTAAGTTCACAACTGGTCGATCAATCTCTGGTATTGAGCCTCGTTTTGCACAAGATGAAAACTATCGTCGTATTACTCCTAAGCAGAATATCGACTTCAGTTCACCTCGTGCGATCTACAGCACAGAACTAGAAGATGCGCAATTAGGTGGTAATTCTTCGGTGTACGTCAAAGTAGACTTCAAGACTTCAAATGACTATGTGTCACCGATCATTGATATGCAGAGAGCATCATTGATTCTTGCAAACAGTGTGATTGACGATCCAAGTGTGACTCCTGCAATCTATGAAGTAGCAGAGACAGAGCCTTATGGTGGTACTGCGGCTAGTAAGCATATCACAACTCCGGTAACATTGGAACAGTCTGCTGTTGGTCTTGAAGCGAAAATGGATGTAAGTCTACC